TTATATTTTCGGTTTACCGATGTGCCTCCTTTTGATTTTTTCGCGGTGTTTCATTGTTTTGAAATAAGTGTTCTGTCTGTCCTGGTCGAATAGCCGGACATAGCGGCGTACCATATCCAGGGTTGAGTGTCCTAGAAGTTCTTGAAGCACAAATATATCGCCGCCATTCACTATCCAATTCCGAGCAAAGGTGTGTCGGAAAGTGTGCGGGGAAACACGAATTGATATCCCCGCAAGCTTACCATACTTATTTATGCGGTCCTGAATTGTTCGTGGGCGAACCGGTTTTCCCATATTTGGCGCCTTTGTGACAATCCATAGCGCATTTGTTTTGATATTACGTTTTGCCAAGAAGCGTTCCCGCGCTTCGAGGTATATCTTTAAATCCTTTTTAAAAACCGGAGTGATGTATATTGCTCTGGTTTTTTTATTCTTTGTTTTTCTTAATTCTGTTCTATTATTCTGAAAATTCAGATCATTAATTTTTAATCTTAAACATTCCCCCAATCTTATCCCCGTTTCTTCCATCATCCTCATAATTGTGTAGTCCCGGAATCTGTCCAACGTTTTCCGCAACAAACAAGCATCATAAATGTCTTTTAATTGATCATCTTCCAGTGGAATTATTTCTGGCTCCTGTATTTTAGGTATTGTTATTTCAACTTCTCCACACCACTCCTTTTTTTGTGCGTATTTTATAAATGCCCGCAAATCACGTAGTTTGTTATTTAAGGTTGTTCCGTTGATAGTCTTTAAGCTATCTAAGTAAAATATATAGTCATCAATATCATCGTCATCAAGATCATTAAGATTCCTATCATTCCACCACCTTTGAAATGTCAATAAATTCCCACGATAATTTGCTATTGTTTCCGGCGTTAAGCGCCTGGCTGTGCATTTTTTCAAATACTTTTCTATTAATTTTGAAAGCTCCATATTTGTTGCACTCCTTGTATTTTTTGTATTGTTTACACTTTTTTCGATTTATGATTATTAAGTTTGTTCCAACTACATATCTTATCGTGTCGGGTAAAGCCTCCATAACTATTGTTATCATCGTTTTCTCCTTCCCACTCTTCCCAGTTCAAAATGCAAACATATGTTTGTAGCGTAATATACACTACTTATATAAAAAAATAAGGTAGACTCGCTACCCTTAAATTCGCTTATTCCCCCCTTTCTCTTTCTGATATTTGCTTGTACATTTGCACAGCTACATTGATATCCTCCTGAGATAATTGCGTATCCTTTAAGGCGACTCCTAGCATAATCCAATCCCTATTTCTTTTATCAGCCAATGCCTCCACTATGTCTTTTGGCAGTTGGCTAACTAAACTTTGTGCTAGTGCAGCAGAAGTAATCTCTTTATTATGAAATGCTTCCATTGGAATGTTTAACGCCGCAGCTATTCTTTCAACTTTATCATATGCAGGACTGGATTTACCTTTAATGATACGATTCATATGCCCTTCAGATATTTCTACTATTTCAGCCAATTCCGCTTGTGTCATCCCTTTCTTTTCGAGTATTTCTTTAATCTTATCCCCTATCACCTTCTTTTGCCTCCCTTATCTATTCACATTATAGTATTGCCTTATATGTTAAGTATATATCTGTTAATTAACATTTACAAGTATTATTTTAAGTTTTTCTTCTTTTTTCTTTGTTATTCACATATATATTAATTAGCTTATATGTGATTGACATATATGTTAGTTTACGATAGTTTATTACTATACTTATTTCCAAAGGAGATGACGCGCATGTTTAAATACAAAATTGTTGCTAAGCGCAGGGAAAAATTGGGACTATCTCAAGCTGATATATCCCAACTTACCAATATTAGAGTCCCAGCACTTTCCAGGATAGAGAACGGCAAGCAGATGAATCCTACCTTGCTTACTCTGGAAAAGCTTGCAAAATCCCTACAATGCCACATCGCTGATTTCATAGACGAATCAAACCCAACTCAATAACAAGAAAGGAGGGACGGAATTGAGCGAACTAACAGTTATCAATCACCAAAATCAAAGAGTACTTACAACCCAGCAAATAGCGAAATCCTATGGCACTGATCCAAAAACAATAAGCTACAACTTTAACCACAATGCAGAACGATATACCGAAGGCAAACACTTTTACCTGTTAGAAGGCCCAGGACTAAGGGCATTTCGTGAAATTCACGATTTGCCAAGAAACATCAACAGACTTTACCTCTGGACAGAAAAAGGAGCATGGCTCCATGCAAAATCTTTAGGCACCGACAAGGCCTGGGATGCTTATGAAATGTTGGTAGACGATTATTACCGCATCAAGGACAACCAACCTCATCTGACACCTACCGAAGCATTGTTGCAATCAGTGCAGAGAATGGTTGAGCAGGAGCGTCAAATCAAGGCGCTTGAAGAAAACCAGAGCAAGCAACAGGAGCAACTGGAAACCGTTAATCATCGAGTAGATACATTGGACGCAGTTAACGTCATAGGCGACCAACGTCAACGGCTGAATGGTATGGTTCGCAAATATGCTAGAACGCAAGGCATCCCTTACAACAAAGCATGGGGCGATTTCGTGCAAGCATTTAATACCGCGTATCATACCAATCTTACCCTGCTGAAAACTAACTACCAAAACGAGTTTGGGAAGCAAATATCAACTCCAGAATACTTAGCTATCTCCTGCAAACTAGAAGATGCACTTAGGGTAGCAGACAAGATGTTGAATAGAATAGCTTAGCTTAGGGGGAAAGCAAAATGATATATCTCAAAACCAATATTAACGATGATATTGAAATTCGCATATCAATTTATGATGACGAACTATTTACAACATGTCCTGATTGCGGGAAAGAAATAGAAGTTGATACCGAATCACTACGCATGATTTTAAAAAACGGTGATCTTTCAAGCACCAGCATGTGTTGTGAGGAATGTTCAGCCCGTAGGGTTTCGAAAAATACCGAAGGAATCGAAACACTGGGGCTTACCGTCCGAGGTTACAACGTACTTAAAAGAACAGGCATAAGCACAATAGCTGAATTGCTTGAACGCTGGGCCGATATTGAGAACCTTCGAAATATGGGCAGAAAAGCATATAACGATATTGGCGAAAAGTTAGCAGAAGCTGGTTACATCAAAGAGTTTGATCCATCAGAAAATTATTGCAGAACAACCAGCAGTTAACCTAGGGTTTTCCCGTAGTCAGGACAAGTTCTTTGAAAACTGAATCCCTGTGAGAGACCAAACGGAGTAGCGTCCGGGCAAGTATCAGGCATACCTGGTTGAGTAGCGTGGTGGCGAAAGGGCAGGAAACGAACGAGAAAGCCGGTTAAGGGTATGCAGCAATGAATACAGCAAGTTTATTATGATGGAATTTAGGAGAAGGAGGACAAGCCAGTGACAGACCTAAATAAATTCGCCGAATGGCAGGCAAAGAGTGAATATCGAACGGTTAAAATCGAAATCGGAAACGCCGGAGCTCGCGCCTGGGTCTATGATTATTCGCTGATGATGGGGCAGTATGTTGAGTCAGTGGAGGAGATAGATTTAACGAACGAAAAGGAAATACAGGAAAGAGCTTTGCTGGACAGGCTCAAAGCCAAATATGAGCAAAAAGAAAGCCCATGCGTCAACATGGACCTATAAATAAGCACTTATATTATACCATATGTTGACAAGCCCTCTGATATGACAGGGGGCCCTGAGATTTTAAGGAGGAATTTATAATGAATGAAAATTGTAAAGAAGCCGTGGCACACGCACCCGCAAATGTAGCAGATACGTTGGAACAATGCCGGAAACAAACAAACATCAACAACGAGATATTAGCTGGGATTTTGGCGCAGGTTCGAGGCTCTCAACCAATAACGGTAAATGGGGAAGTTAAAGAGGCTCACGAAATATACTCGTTAGCAATTGGCATTGATGATGTGCTAGAGGCTTTAAAAATCAGCTATGATATGCTAGCTAACTTGAACGCCAGTCTTAAAAACAATATTGGGGAAGTGCAGTTGTTCAATGACTAAATAAGGAGGGAAAATAATGGACATAAAAACACTGGAATACATGGGTAAACGTGTCGATAATGCGCGCGAACTCACGCAAGGGATATCCGATACTGAAAATCTTATTGCTTTTGTAGGTAAGAACTTGATAAAAACTAATAAAGTTCAAGTTGAAATGCAGTTCATTCATCCTAAAAGCGGCGGGTATGCAGGAAGAACATCTTTTGATTTTGTCCCTGCCCCGATACTGTTAGATGGTCTGAAAATAACATTAGAAAACTACCGGGATTCGCTACAGCGCGAACTGGACGAGCTGTAGAATGCTAATAATATGCAAGCAATGCGCCCGAATCCGAGACTGGCGCAAAGAAAAACACGACAAAATAGCAAGCCAGGCTTGCACATGTGGCGGTAAATTCAAGAGATTGGATTGCCGCCTTTTTGGCTGCGATTGGCTGCAATATCGGCAGTGTAAGCAGGAAGGGTACTGTCTCAAACGAAAGGAGGAAAAGCCATGCTAGAAAATCAGATGGTGGTTGATGCTCACTGGCAATGGCAGGAGGAAAAGATGGAAGAAAGAGAGCGTCAAGCGCTTGTGGAAAAAAACCAGAGAATAGAAATAAGCCTAACCGACATCGTTCATGCCATTGATGAGCTTCGGTACATGGTCAGACTGTTAAAAGACGATATTTTTAAAGCTGATATGTTGGATAACAAACTAAAAATAGCGGAAGATTGCGCAGAGCGACTGTTGTCTAACGTACAGGAGGGAGTAACACAAGAATGACTACCCGTGAAGAGTGGCTTAAAGAGCGTCGCAGTTTCCTAGGGGGCAGCGATGCATCAGCTGTTGTAGGTATGAATCCTTACAAAACCAATAGACTTTTGTTCCGAGAAAAAATAGCGTTAACTATCCCCGAAGATATTGACCATAAACCTTATGTCAAGTATGGAGTTGAAGCAGAGAAATATCTAACTGCACTGTTTGCCCTAGATTACCCACAATACACGGTCATAGCAAACGAAAACTACAAGGTGCACCATCATCCAAAACACAACTTTATAGCCGGTACGCTTGACGGTGAATTGACCGAGATAGAAACCGGCCGCAAAGGTATATTGGAAATTAAAACAACTAATATACTGCAATCCATGCAACGTGAAAAATGGAATGATGGTGTCCCGGATAACTATTATGTCCAATGTCTACACTACTTGCTTGCTACAGGTTGGGACTTTGCGATTCTAAAAGCGCAGCTTAAAACGGAATATGGTGGTGATGTTAGGCTCAACACTAGACACTACAGAATCGAACGGACAGAAGTTCAGGAGGATTTGGACTATTTATTAGAAAAAGAGCTGGAGTTTTGGGATTATGTAACAAAAAAAATCGAACCTCCATTAATTTTGCCGCCAATTTAAAGGGGTGTTGTATTTGGGAAATTTCATAGATTTAGCAGGACGCAAGTTCGGAAATCTCACGATATTAAGAAGAGACGAATGTAAAAGTCACAACATTAAATGGATATGCAAATGTGATTGCGGCAACGTATGCAGTGTGGCCGGTGTTCATTTAAAAAGCGGTCATACAAAAAGCTGCGGGTGTATTCACAAAAAGTTGTTATCCAAAAGAGTGAAAACTCATGGCGCATCGAAAACTCGCCTTTATAGCATTTGGTCTGGAATGAAAGACCGTTGCAATAATCCCAATAGTTTTGCATTTTTAAATTATGGCGATCGTGGCATATCTGTATGTGATGATTGGTCAAACAATTTTAATTGTTTCAAGGAATGGTCAATAAACAACGGATATGCAGAGAATTTAACTCTTGATCGGAAAGACAATAACGGTAACTACTGTCCAAATAATTGCCGTTGGGCTACACGCAAAGAACAATCTCGCAACACAAGACGAAATGTTCTTGTGGAAATCAATGGATTTACGCAATGCCTGAATGATTGGATTAAGACAAATGGGATAAACAGATCAACGTTCAACGACAGATACTATATTCGCAATTGGCCGTTAAAAAAAGCTCTTACATATCCGGTCAAAAATAAAAAAATAGGAAGGAGAAAATAAATGGAGTTAGTTATCTATGAACCGAAAGATGACCAAAAACCACAGGAAATTTTATTCAACTATGAGGAATTGAAGAAAGAACTTGCCGAGAAACTAAAAAAATATGAGGGCCTTGTATATACCGAATCCAGCATCAAGGATGCCAAGAAGGATAGAGCCGCGCTAAACAACTTCGTTAAGGCTATTGAAACAAGACGGAAAGAAATCAAAACTCAATGTATGAAACCCTATACCGATTTTGAAACCAAGGTTAAAGACCTAGTGGCTATGGTGGAAAAACCTGTGTTAGCAATAGACAAGCAAGTTAAGAGCTTTGAGGAAATCAAAAAAGAGGAAAAACTACAGGCCATTAAGCAATTTTACACCGATAAAGTAGCTGACCTTGCAGATTTAGTACCTTTTGAAAAAATCAATAATCCCAAATGGATGAACGCCACCTACAAGGAAAAGGACATATATAAGGAAATCACGGACCTATTTATCAAGGTTGAAAATGATCTAAAGGTTATTGATGAACTCGAATCCGATTACAAGCTTCAGGCCAAAGACGCATATCTGAAGACCTTCGACCTTACCATGGCACTCCAGGAAAAGAAACGATTGGAAGAGCAGGCCGCTAAGCTGGCAGAACATCAGCGGCTACAAAAGGAAAAAGAAGCTAGAGCAAAAGAAGCTAGGGATTTGGAAAAAGCCAGGCTACAGCAGACACAGCCACCAGCACAATCACAGCCAACACCTAAACCGCCAGTGCAAGAAGCACCCGCCCCGGCACCCGAACCAACACAACCTGAACAACCTAAAATCTATGAAATGAGATTCAAGGTACACGCAACCATATCACAACTCAAAGCATTGCGGCAATTCTTTGAGGAAAACAACATTAAATTTGAGAAGGTGGTTGATTAATATGGCAGTTAAAAACAGTTTAGTAAAAGCCGCTAAGAAGCAGACCTTTTCAAATTTTCTTGCGCAAGATGCCATTAAGAAAAAAGTAAATGAGATGATAGGCGGTAAGAGCGGACAGAGATTCATAACCAGTATTATATCTGCTGTATCAGTAAATCCCGCATTAGCAAATTGTGAACACGCATCCATTTTATCAGCGGCCATGTTAGGGGAGAGCTTGAAGCTGTCTCCTAGTCCGCAATTAGGACATTATTACATGTTACCCTATAAGAAGAAAAGTGGAGAAAAAGATGACAAAGGAAGGGATATATATATTTCTCAAGCTCAATTCACTATGGGCTATAAAGGATATTTACAACTAGCTATGCGTTCAGGCTATTACAAAAAAATCAACGTATTAGCCTTAAAGGAAGGTGAACTAAAATCATTTGACCCACTAAATGAGATCATCGAAGCTGTCATTATTGAAGATATCGACGACAGGGAAGCCGCCCCAACAATAGGTTATTATGCCATGTTTGAATACCTGAATGGATTTACGAAAGCTATGTATTGGAGCAAAAAGAAAATGATGATTCATGCGGATACATACAGCCCGGCCTTCAATGCAGGAATATATCAAAAGATTCTCAATGAGGAAATACCTGTTAAGGATATGTGGAAATATTCATCGTTTTGGTATAAGCGGTTTGACGACATGAGTTTCAAAACCATGCTCAGGCAGTTAATCAGCAAGTGGGGCATTATGAGCATTGACTTGCAATCTGCCTTTGAGAGAGACGATACCCTGCTAAATGAGGACGGCACTTTTGATTATATTGACAATGAGCCAGAGAATGAACCTGCCGATATTCCCTCAGATGTGCCCACTATTGATGCTGAGGTAGTTGAGCAAGGTGGACAAGCTGAACAAGAAGACGATGCGATGAATGCCTTGTTTGGAAACGAATAACAACAACCGCAACAAGCCGCCAGCGAGCGGCTATTTTGGGCAGAATGGTGTAATGGCAGCATACCGAGACAGCTAATCTCGGAGGTATTAGGTTCAATTCCAATTTCTGCCCTCCATTAAATTTAGGAGGGATATCGATGGATGTAATTAATGTTGACCTATACGGTGGTAAAGGAATATTCGGAGGCAGAGAAACGCCACTCGAAGCTGCAGTTATATCTTGTGACAGATATGAACAATGTTCTTATTTCCAAAACAATCAATGTCTGAATGTGTGTAGTTTTTTAAGTCCAACTTGCAAATACGGGCGCGTCAGCAATGTAAAAGGCTACACAAGCAGGGCGGCCAAGCATCATGCTTTTAGAGACAAATGGAGAAAACATGAAAAATATGATAAATTAGTTTATCCGCCCCAAAAAATAGGAGTAATAGGCGATGAAATCGTTTTTCCCTATCCATACATTACCATAAGAAAAAAAGAAGAGGATTATTTGCTAGATTCTCCTGGATTCGGTTCAAGTATAGCTTTTATCGAAAAAGAAAATTTCACCATTGATCTGATAAAAAGAATATGCGATTTTCGCCCGAGGTCTATAATGGGTAGCAGAATAATAGACTACCAAGAAAAAATTGTTCCATTGTTTCTTGCTCATCTCAAAGAAGTCTTGCCTGATATATATGCTGAATACGCTGAAAAATATGGGCTGACTGAAAAAAGTATAAACTATGTCGGAAGAAAAGCCTTACTCAAAACCATTTTGCCATCTGATGTGTTTTATAAAAACAACCAGTACCCGAATCTTAGCGAAACATGGCATTGGGATGGCCAATCTCTACTGTATTCAAAGGGACATATAAGCAAAGTTAATATTACAAAGGATTACGAGATTGAAACACTAAAAATCATTCCGTCAGATAAGTCAACAATAGTCATATCGGACAATGAACAGATATCAAAAGAAACGATTTTTATAGACTAATAACGTTAAATTTAGGAGGGATATTGTGGCAAAGGAATATAAGTTATCCGAAGTGATGGCAATGTTAGAAAATGGTCATACCGGGACTTTTGAAAACTTAGATACAAAAACACGATTAAATTTAGATAAAGACCTGCCAACGTTTATATGTTGTGCTAAATCGTGTAATGGCGAATGGACATATAACTTTGACTCAGATGATTTTTGGAGCAATTATGAAATCACCGACAAATGGACCCTCGTCCGCACCCCCGTAACATGGCAGGAGGCATTACAAGTGCTAAGGGATGGTGGAAGAGTCCAATGTAAAAACAGTAAGGGACGGACGCATTATTACAACGGTAACAATCTTGAGGGCTCTGTGGCAATGAACTGTATTCTATCCGGCACGTGGTACAAAGATGAGGACTAACATGAATAATCATGCTAAAGGGCTCTCAGAACGGGAGTCCTTTTTAATGCCCTGGATTGCATCATTGCTGTTTGTTTGCTTCCTAGCGCTCTCGAATTGGCTAGTTTATACCATTGTGCCTGAACTGGAAGCAAACGCCTGTACAGGCATAACTGAGGTCACAGCAAGTGCGTATGACTGTAGTATACAATGCACCGGCAAGCCCCTGTTTCACCCACTCAGGGGTATTACGGCCGACGGAACAAACCTAAACGGGAAGAGCAGGCTGGAAACGATGATCGTTGCATCGAACAGTTACCCGCTGGGAACGAAATTAAGTCTTACTTTCCCCGATGCCCCCGAATATGACGGCATCTACACCGTACGAGACCGGGGCAGAGAGGATATGGCGTGCCTTGATGTATTTATCGGCGATGACTGGAACGAATTGCCGCTTGCTGAGACTTGTCAGTTTGGACAGCAGGAAGTGGAAGTTGAGGTGATTGAGTGAACACGGTGTTTAATAACGCACTAATAAAGGTCTGGTTCTCATCGGGAGCCTGTAAGAACTTTGAGCATGTAACAAGTGTTGTTCGCAAAGGTGATGGCTTGACGATGGTCACTGACGGCAATATGGTCATTCTCAATTGGAATAACATCAATTTTGTTGAAGAAGTACAAAGGCGAGGTGATTGAAGATTAAAACGCAGAAGATATGGACTCCTGAAGAAGAGGAATACTTGCGGGCCAATTGCTCTACTATGACGGCTCAAGAAATAGCCGATGCTTTAAACCGTACTAAAAGCAGCATTAAGCATCGTAAGTGTGTTTTAGGTATAGTTTTGAAAGCACCGGCAGATTGGACCGATAATGAGCTGATTTTCATTAGGCACAATTATCCCTATATGCCGGTCAAGGAAATTGCTCAAAAGCTCAACAGAACACAGCCAAGCGTCTATAACAAAATTATTCGTTTAGGCTTAAAAGATGAAGATTCTCGTTATAATAAGCACTGGACACAAAAAGAACTTTTTTATCTTGAAGAAAATTGGGGGAAAATCAGGGTTTCTATTCTAGCTAAGCATCTCAATCGTCCTGTGCAAGGAGTCATAGATCAAGCAGTACGCATTCAACAGTTGGGGCCATCTGCTTCATCACAAGGCTATTATACCGCCCGTGGTTTAGCCACAATATTAGAAATTGATAGTCATGTTGTGCTTAATTGGATTAAAAGTCACGGCTTAAAAGCCAAGAAAAAAGCCACACGGGATAAAAAGAAAATGTATCAAATCGTTTTAGAAGATTTCAAGGAATGGATTGAAAAACATCCTGAACAAGTAAACAAAATCAATATTGATTTGAAAGATATTGTGTAAAGGAGGACGAACCAATGACATTTAAAGTATTTTACCGCCCATTCGGGCCTAAAGGCAGAGTTAGTAATATGATAATCACTGACGTTGAAAGCAGTGATCAATCTGAGAGAGTTGTTAAGGCAGTGTACCCAAAGGCCGTAATTGTTGGGATATTTGAGGTGAAACAATGAAAGAGCTAATCAATGTTCAATTCCAAGTTGGTGATGAAGTTGACTTTAGCATCAACCTTGGGAAAAGGCGAAAAAAGGACTACAGCGGAACAGTAACCTATGTCGGGAGCCGCTACATTGCCGTAGACGTTGCCAAATACACCACGTCTATTACATATCAGGAAATTTACGTTGGACGGGTTACGCTGTTGAATGTTGTTAGAGACGGCCAGGTATTGAGCCTGGATGGAGAAAAGCAATCTGGTGATAAGTCAATAGAGTAA